GCCTTATCCGAGGTCATCTTGTCGAAAACCATGTCGCAGACCATCGGTTTTTCACGATAGGTCTTGCCGAAGAACGCCTTGACGCCGGGCCAAAGGCTCTTCGGATGGGTGCCGGTGGTGATAGTCATTGGTCAACCCTCCCTTAGATGCCAGCCGACGCGGTAGCGATCGTGCTGTTGTTGATCTGAACGAGGAGTTTCGAGTTGGCCGAAGCCATGTCGTTGTCCTCGCGGTTCACGAAGCCCCGGACCTTCAACTGAAGGCCAGCCGTCACTGCGGGGGCAGTGGTCGTGCCGCTGTCAAGTTCGGCACCGGAACGCCCGGTGATGGTCGAACCCGAGTGGGTGTAGATCAGACCGGCGTTGAGGCCGACGCTGGCCGGGGTCCAGGTTGCATCCGTCTGGATTTCATACAGGACTTCCGGGTCGTCGCAGACCAGAACGATGCGCTCGGTGGAGGCAGCGTTGTAGGTCAGGCTGTCTTGGCGACCGGCGAAACCGACAATAACGCCCGTGATGGGGTTAGCGCCAACCGTGGCCTTGTTGACCGACTGAAGCGCACCAACGGGGAACGAACCCACGCCAGGAGCCGAAACAGCGGCAGTGTTGACGGCCCCGGTGATAACCACGGGATCGCCGATGAAGAGTGCAGTCGCGTAGTCCGACTGAATGTAGTAAGGCTTGCACGCGCCCGAGTAGGGCGCTCCGTTCCGATGCTGGACCGGGCGCAAGCCGAACGGGGTATCCGTATTCGGCATTGTCTTGCCCTTTCAATGGGGGTTAGCGGGCGACCCTGATGCCCCCTGCTGGGGTATAGTCGCCCATGTCCGCGCCCTTGGCGTCTTTGCCAGCGCGCAGGCGTGAAAGTTGCTCGTCCAGATCGGTCTGTTTCATCTTCTGGTCTTCATCATAGAACCGCTTCAACTTGCGGCAGAGATACGCCCGCATGGCCGAGCCGTCCGGCTTCGTTCCAACGGGGATAGATACGCCCGCGCCAAGGTCGGAATTGTCCGACTTCAGCGCCGCGCCGTCTGGGGTCATGACTTCCCAGTCATCCTGCTTGGTCAACTGAAACAGCCGAACGTCGGCATCGTTGATCCAGCGGTATTTGTATTTGTCGAAGTCCAGCAGGTCATTGCGAACCGCAAGACGCTTGCCAGTCATGTCAATTTCAGTGCGCTTGCGGCGCTCGGGAAGTTGCTCATCGGCGCGCGATTGGCGTCCACGGGTTTCAAGCTGCATTGTAGTCCTCCGCGTAAATGGCCCGGTCTTCCTTGGTGTCCTTGAACACGCCCTTTTCCACAAAGCGCCGGAAGGCTTCCTTTGCGTCCTTGGGCAGCTTCTCGAACGGCGATGCCTGCGAAGATGAGCCGAACGTCAGCCCCGCTTCGACAGTCTCAACCGGCGCGGGCTTGGCAAGGCCGGTAAACCGCTTCGCCATTTCCGCGTCCACCTTGGCCAGAATGGCCTGCGGGTCAGTCAACCCCTCCTGCTGCGCTTGCCCGTAAAGGACGGCAGCGGCCTGGGTCATGATTGCGTCACGCTTGAACCAGTCCTTACCAACCGACCATTGTTCAATGGCGGCGCGGTGATTGTCCGGCACGGCTTCGGCCTTCTGCACGTCGGGGGCCTGCTTTCGCACAACCTCTTCCCGCTTTTCCAGCGCCTTGTAT